CAGACTAGCTACATCCTTGCGTTCCAAGTCTCGTTCTGCCCAGTTGAAGTGCTCACGCTTCTTCCAGTTTTTACCATCGGCACTAAAAGGAATCTTAACGAATACCGGCCAGTCACACTGAAATCCAAGGTAACGGGGGTGCATACCATCTTTAATGATAGCCATAGAAAGTCTCCATAAGAATGTTAAACTGTTTTAGGATGTATTGTTATTGAGGAGTCCCCCACTTAGATGGGGAACCCTAGTTTTGAGCTACAGATTAGCTAATTGCCGAGTTGATGAAGCCACCAAGGTCAGAGCCGGTAACTTTCATCTCATAGGACATCTTAACCTGAATATGCTCTGCAACCTGCTGGCGCTTCAGTGCGTCATCCGAGAAGGACTCGACAGTGATACCAAGGTTGTTTGCACCGGGGATGTTGTTCCAAGCGAAGGTCAGACCAGCAGCAGGCGTCATCAGGCCAGCCGAGGAGGGCGTGTGGACCAGAAGAACATGATCGCCACCGATAAAGCTATTGCTCTCAGCAACACCCTCAACAGAGTCGTTTTGAACGGCGTCCATGACGTAGAAATTTTCCACCTCAAAGATTTCTGCCAGCTTGGCGTTCGTGACCAGCGCCGTGTTACTGACAGTAGCACCCCCATTAAGGCGCTCCAGAATGTCGGGGTTATTTACCAGAGCGTCACGGACAGACTGACCGACAACCATTGTGTTAGGTGTGAACCCACCGGACTTCAGTTTAATCTCACGGCGGAGGCGAGTAACGTCCTGAATGGGTGTTGAGTTGGTGTAGTCATCCCAGTTGGTGTTCTGAGTGTTACCATCATCAGAGCCACTAGCAACACCGTCCCAGTTAATACCCCAAACACCATCAGTGAAGAAGTTACTAACGAACTGATTTTCACGGTGGATCATCAAGCGGTTCATCAGGGTGGCCGAACCAGTAGACCGAATGTCCAGAGCGGTATCTTCGTTAGCAAGTGTCTGCTCATCGAAGTCCATGCCGAGGCCGTATACATCAGCAAAATACGAGTCATTCGAGATGCTCATACCAATGCGGTTGACTTCAGTGCGAGGGGCGAGCTTTTGGACATCCCCCTTGCGGTTCATGTTGTCGCGGTCGTAGATGTAGTACTTATCAGATTGACGCTCAACGCCAACCAACGGGAACACCTTGTCCGCGACGAAGTTTGTTTGTTCTTGTACGAATGCCAGCGTCAAATTCGTGAGCGGCTGGTCAATATGCACTTGACTCGGAGTCAGAAGGGGCATACCTATTATCCTTTACTTTAGCTATTAAGCAGCAGCGTTGCCGCCCTGAATGAGTTCGATTGCGAAGATTTGCCCATCAACGGCATCCTCAAGGGCATAACCCATGATGATATCATTAGTTGTAGCAGTAACAGCATTACCATCAGTGTCGGCAGCGACTTCATCACCAGCAGTGACAGAATCACCAGCTTCAACGACAGTTTTGCCAGTCATCACTACAGTGGCAGCATTACCAGCAGCAGAAGGCTCGTTAATCAGGATACCAATGCCTTGGGCACCGGCACCAGCAAGATCAACCTGACCATCAGCAGCAAGTGCAACAAATTTGAATTGACCCGCCGACAGATCACCGCCAGCCTCGAATGTGCGCGTATCGCGGCTTTGAAAAACGGCCATAGTTAGTCTCCTTTACGAATGGCTTTAAGGACTTCACGGCCTTCGTCTGTCTTAGCAACAGAAGCATAGGCTTTGGCGTAGTCCGACTTTTTAAGGTTGTTGGCGTCCATGTGAGCCTTAACGAGAGATTCCATCTTGTCACTTGCAGTGGCGAACTCGCCATCAACATCCGACTTACCGAACTCTTCCATCTTATCTGCAAAAGCCTTGTCAGCAGCTTGCAGGGCTTCCATGAGCATGTCCACTTCATCCATCTTTTCGACAGCGGTCATAAGCTTTTTAGCAACATCAACCGAGAAATGGGGCAGTTCTGCTTCAGCACGTTTTGTCAGAGCGGCATCAGCCTTTTCAATCTCTGCTTCTTCAAGTGCTTTCAGGATGGGAGCAGGCACATCAGCCTTGTTAATTTGCTCACCACCGTATTCAATAAACTCTTCGGGGGCTTTTTTCTCGATACCTTCCTTGGTAATCTTAAAGCCTTCATCCAGAAGGGTCTTACGAAGGTTCTCATTTTGTTCTTTGAGGGTTTCCACCTCTTCAGTAACATCAAGAGACTTCATCATAGCTTCTTCTGCTGTCTTACGGTCACAGCCTTTGGCCTTCATGTAGTCTTTAATCTTCTTGTCCATCTCTTCGGACATTTTAATAACTTCATCAGTCATTTTATTATGATCTCCGTTTGAAGTGTCAGCCTTAAAAATAGGAGCCTTAGCAAACTGATTTGCCCCCTTATCCACAAGACTAAGTTCCTCAAGGTTTAGGTTTACAAGTTCAGTTGGCATTGAACTCCTCCTTTTGCGCTGACCCTCCTATTGAAAACTCAGCAAAATCCCCAGACTGAACAGATTTCCAAAGGGTGTCATCGGAAACGTAGTAACCAACGATCCAACCCTCTTTGTTTGTCTGGATTCCTAGTGCATCCATAATGTCTTTCGACACTGGGAAAGAGTGGACAATATCTCCTACCTGCTCCCCTTGGTGCATCAACTTTCCAACACGGACCCCTTTCATAAACTCATTGATTGCCTTATGAAGTGTCTCTGTGCGGATAACATCACCTTGGCGATCAACAACTAAATTGCCATCAACTTTGGTGACACTAGCCCACCCGAAAATAATTCTTTGGTCTTCGTCAACCTTGATGACTTGAAAGTCGTTGTTAATTTCTGCTTTAGTCATGTCGTTTTTCCCTAGTATCTCAGCCACTACAGCCCTCAGAGCCTCTGTGCTGTCCATACGCCCGTCTTCTGTCTTGCCCAACTAGGCATTATACAGGCTCTTGGTTGTTATTGGAGGCACCTACAGTGTTATCATCAGGTATGTCATCATCTGGGCCATTGTAATAATCTGCACGAGCATTGGACATACGCCTCTCAGCCTCAAGGTCTTGAGCATAAACCTCACGATCAAGGTTGGGGAGTTCAGCGTTATCAAGCAGAGCGTCAACAATATCAGGCTGTGAGGCAAGGTTGATGTCTGCACCGTTGAGGTTGCGCAGGTAAGACCCAAGTTCTTTAAGATCATGGGGTGCAACATCACCAGCAACAATCTTAGGCATCAAATCATAATCAAGACCATTCAAGTCCCAGAGACGCTCTACAAGCTGCTTATTAAGGACATCAACAATAGTCTGGATATAACTCTCAAGGGCACGTAGAAATAAGTCAGTCTTGCTCTTGGAGAGTGCGTAGGAGCCACCAGAGCTACCTAGCATAAGGAACTCAGAGAGGACACTACGAGCGATGTCATGCTGGTAACGTCTCACGATAGGGTCAATATCAATGTTACGGGTACCCTGAGACGACATTAGCTCTACATCAACCATACGAGTGTTAGTAGGCTCCCCTTCTTTACCGGGGTAGGTATCACTAGGGACAATGATGTAACCCTGCTCATTGAACTTAACATCACGGAGGATACTTTGGAGTCCCTGAACAAACCCACGCTGTGCTACAGTAGCATCATTAGAGAGGTACTCAGCAGGGACACGGGCTACAGGGATACCTGCCAACTCACGCTCTACTGCGATAGCCTCAATAGATTGGAGGTTGTTTAGGAACTCATAGGAAGTATAAGCATTGCGGATAATAGGTCTACCTGAAGGGTCATTGTTGATGCTAGTAGTGCGGTAGTATAGGCTCTTACGACTAGGGATATAGTGCTTCTGGTTGCCGTAGGAGCCTTCTTGGTGCATCCCCAGTATCTCACCAGTCTTCTGGTCTACCTCGAACCTAGAGACAGTCCAAGGGGCACGAGATGCGATCTTACGGACACCAATACGACCATCATTATACTTAGAGCGTTTCTTAGGGTTCTGAGTGCCCTTGCCGTCTCTACGCTTGTAAACCACCTCAAACCAGCTAAACCCATATGACAGGAAAGAGAGGCTCTCGGATACGTGGTCATCAAGAGTGTGCTCCATATCCTCCAAGACACTCTCTACGAAGTCAGCTTCACGCTGAGCAGCTTCAGAATCATCAGCAGGTTTCAAGCCCAAATCTACGTCACGGAGGATTTGTTCAACGGCATACATGACAGCACCAATAGTACTGTCGTTCTCCCGCATCTCCCTGTATTTCTTAATGGCTCGTTTGCCACGAAGCTCAGGGAGGAACTCATCGGACCTAATCTGCCCATTCCGAGTGTTATCTCCAGCAACCCCGAGAATCTGCTTTGCTTCTGTTTCTGAGAGTTGCTTGGTCATTGCTATCGTAGTCCTTTAGCATCACTGTAGACAAGTTGGAGTTTAGGTATTGCGAACCCTTTGAGCATTAGGTCGGTTAAACTCCAGACCATAGCATCGTACCTGTCGGGGGACTTATGCCTGCCCATTGGTTCATAGGTAGTCATCTGTGTCTCAAGCTCTGTGAGGCTTGCGTCAGGGTCTTCAGGGTTTCTAACGTGGAACACCTTACCCTGCTCGTAAAGGGCACTCACAGGCTCTGCTCTAGCGATCTTAGCAGTGCTTGCGTGAACACCCTTGAGTGGGAGGTTAGGGTCAATAGTTTTGAAGAGGGAGGGTATGAGGTCTTTACCTTGGTTGCTCTCATATACAATTCTGGAGCATTCCCATTGGTGGTAAAGTTCTACGGCTTTGTTAGCCCAAGTCTCAGGAGAAGCCTTAAGGGTGTAATCTCCGAGGATATAAGCCTTGCCGTTAATGTCGATACCTGCAACAACCAAACCAGTGGAGTCAGACTCGACATTAGAGCTTACAGCAGGGTCTACAGCAACAACCTTACGAACTAACTCAGGGACTTCATCACGAGACACTTGGCAAGCATCAATCATGTCAGCAGTCCAGAGGGCACCATCATTTTCGAGTAACACCTCCGCGTAAATCTCTTGCCTGCCCAACCTTGTCCCTTCGTAACTCTCTTTTAGGTCTTCAAAGAAACTATGCGGCAAGTTCTGATTTTCGTAGGAAGTGCCCGTAGTTACTACTGTTCGGGGATCCTTAATCAGCTTCCGAACAAGGGCTGTGGATTTTGGTGTGGTTGTTACGCAAATCTTGGGGTGTTTGCCGAGGCGGAGACCAAAAGATAACATATCCCAAGTATCTTGGTCATACGCCCACGCAGCTAACTCATCGCACCACGCAGCATGGAACTGAGGACCACGCAAACGTTCCGGTTCTTGGGCGCTATAGAACTCGACCTTGGCGATCTCTCTCTTACTGTGGTCGCCTTCTTTGTGCCAAGTCAGTGTCCTTTTGGTGGGGGACCACAAGGGGTACCCAATGAGATTTCCCTTGTGGTCTCTGTCCCCTTCATGGCAGAGGGCAAGAAAACCCGAATCCCCTTTTACCATAACACGTTCAATATCTGAGTTAGTGGCAGCGACAGCAGCGATTCGTTTTTGACCTTTCTTAATTTGGTCTCGAACCCACTGAACACCTGTCCAAGTCTTCCCGAAGCCCCTTCCGCAGTTCAGGAACCACACCCGCCAGTCACCTTCTGGTGCAATCTGCTTAGGTCTTGCCCAGAAGTGGTAGTCGTACTGGAGTTCCTTGGCTTGTTGTGGTGTCAATTGGCTTAAAGCTGTTTTGACTTCTTCGCTTGGGAGTGTACGAAGATAATCAGCCGTTATTCTTTGGGGCTTCTTCTGTCGGGTTGTCTTGAATGTCATCTTCGTCCTTACCCAGCAACTTCATCATAGCATCAACGGCACTCTCAGCCTCTTCTTCCTCAGTACCCACTTCACGGGTCTCTTCAGTGGTCTTGGGAGACCAGCCACCATGAGACCGGAGATAGAGTTCTTGAGACTTCCATGTGGCGGGGTGGTCAATGTCACCATCAATAGCTTGAGTAACTACACGATTACCAATCTTGGCTGCAATATCTGCCTTAGTGGAATGCCAGTCTTTTCCATAGTGCTTCATGAAAGTTGTCATTGAAGCGGGACTCCAAGCCATATGCTGAATCTCAGCAAAGGTCTCTTTCAAGGTAACACCAGCAGCCGCATTACGGCGGACTACTTTAGCAATCTCTTTGTTGTACTCCAGCTTATTAGCCATCTTAAGTTTACCTCTGGGGAAATGGTTAGGGATATAGGTAACTGCAATACAGGCTGTTAGAAGCTCTCTGTATGGTACCTACACCCTAATAGGGGAATCTATTATCATATATAGACTCAGACAGTGGGTCGTACAGGTCGCTACTTAAGTCGTAGCTGCAACCAACTGTCAGAGGCTACTGTAAGTGGGTGGCACAAGTCGCCCTACTTGAGTCCTTACTTGAGTCAACCACTCTAGTCATATTCCATAATAATATGATACCTACACCAAAGAGGCTGTACTTAAGTACTACTTAAGTGGCTCACTGTCTGAGGTGTCTTATTATTATGATTATATACTGATTAGGGAAGCTACTGTAAGAGGCCACTTTAAGTTGCCCCCCTTACCCCCCACTGTTAAGGGGTTCTATATAGTAATACCGCTTTTTCAAGCCCCTTGTAAAGTAAAAACCCTAAAAACCTTACAATTATTTTGCAGCTACCTAGTAAGTGCTTGTTTTATAAAGAAAGAAAGCTTATCACAAATTATTACAGTTTTTCCTCCAAAGTAGTCTCTTACAGCCCTGTTCAGCTACATACTGTAACAATTATCACAGAAAAGTGAGAATCTTGTAAGAAGTTGTAACATTTTGTGGTGTCTGATAGCGAGCCACTTGGACAAAGGGGTCTTTCGGTGGTTGACAAAGTGTCGCAGCCTCAACCATTTTCTTTTGTCTTGGCTTTTAAGGGTGTAACCCTGTCACCAAAATGTCACACCTCATGATTCTGGGGTCCCAAAGTGGAAATAATCCTTGACACCAGGACTAAAGTATGGGTGCAGGTACAACTAAAAGCGAATCGTTTAGTGTTAAACTAAATGTGACCACAAATAGAAATATCGTTTAATATTAAACCTTTAGGGTGTGACAATAAGGTATCACATATAGAAAGAATCTAGGGGTGTGAAAGAAAAAACTTGACGGAGAGGCTTGGAGGTGCAGCACACCTAAGTGTTACATTACAACATAACATCAAGTAAACCCACTTGTGCAATAGCACACATAAAGTAGAATAACAGATTGAGTCCTATATATAAATGCACATAGCCCACAGGAGCACTGTAAGGCTCACTCAATGCATGTAACGACAACATGCTATGCCCATAGGTAAAGCCCCCGCAAGGTTACTCACGGGGGCTTACAATAGGTATGTGCTATAGGTTAGTCTATAGTGTCTAGTTCACCGACTCCTTTATGTGAGATAGGTATTGAGCGACGGCACTATCGCAATCCACCATATGCGAGGGAAAGAAACTGTCTGTTTTCTCTACATATGTAACACCACGCAAATGAGGAAAATACCCTTTGATATCTTCGCAAATTCGCTCTGCGCGTTCCCGGCAATCCGTTACCGTAGCACATTGCAAAGGGTAAGAACCTGCGATTGTAACGCTATAGAGCTGCATTATACCGACTCCTGTTCAATATTGATAAGGGCAAGTTCCTGTTCCTGTAGTTCCTCATATTCCTGTTCAGAGACGCTACAAGGCGAGTGTTGCACGATATAGTCCATTCGTTGAGACAACGACTCGGATACATAATCCTGCGCCTCATATTCATCAAGAAACACTTTGCGCTCGGGACTAGGGTCAAGCGAGTCCACGGCCTGCGTCACGATGTAGAACCTACCGTTTGAGCGTAGGAAACTTGCGACCTCATTGCTCATCCAGTCCACGGCGAAAGTCACTATATTCGCCAAGCGAAACCCGGACGAATAGCCCATTGCGTCACGGTCAATATCAGGGGATTCCCCGGTCGCGTCTGCATAATCCTCAAAGGCCTGTTCTATTGCGTCACGCCAAGCCGGATCAGCGAGGAGGTCAAGGATGTCTTGCGTATAGACCATACCGCTAAAACTGCCTGCCGCGCAGTGAGCCATTTCCAGATCAGTGATGAGCGAGTCAACGCTATTGTACCGTCCTTGCGTGATGTGATCGTCAATTAAATATTCCACGATTGCATTGTTATCGAATTGCAGTTTGATTGCGTCGATGATTTCCTGAATGTCAGTCATTTCATTTTGCATTGTCTTGCCTTTCTTGCGTTTAGTTGCGGCGTTATTCCGCTCCGGTGTTAAATACGATTACATCATGTCCAGCTTGACGCGCTATCTCACAAGCCTTGCGTGCCTGCAAAATAGTCATGAGGGGCAAGTTAGGGATTCCAGTAGGTTCGGCAATAGAGTTCTCATTGCGGGATTCTACACGAGGACGTTGTGCCAAGGTGTAAGTTTTCATGTATTTGATTCCTTTGTGTCAACACCCCATGGGGTTGTGAAGTATTCTACCAGCTTAGCTTGCCTATGGTCATCTTTGAATTGCATAATCCAGTTAAGACCATAAAGTAAGTCAAAAAGTTCCGGCGCTTTTGAGTTGCGGCTTATACCTGATACCTCAGTGGCGTGGCGCAAGGTGTCAGGGTGAACACTGTGTTCCAAGGTATCCCTAAGGGCTTTTGCGGTAGCGGGACGACGTGAGTCTTTTACCCTATTGTCAATTGCGCTTAGAATTTTCCTTTGCAGCTTGCGGGCCTCTTTATCTTTCCATGTTACATAGGTCTTAGGCATTT